GGTATCCTTGCCAGCAAAAGGCCGCCAACTCCGATAACCCCTTTGTATTTCCCGTCATTAATAGTTGGATAATCTACATCTGAATATTCATCAGCTCTCACTAATTCAAATCCTGATCTTAACTTTGCCGACATATTTGATGAATCATCAAAACCCATCGACTCAGCTCTTATCCACCTATGTTTAAAACCATCTGGTGCGGGTGGGGCATCTAAAGATGATGGTGGAGTCCAAACTTTTTTTTGTTCTTTAACTTTTGTTTGGCTCGCACGGGAGTTTATTTTTTTATCTGTCATATGCTTATCTCTCCTTCGTGATATTTAATTGTTTCGCATAAAGTTCTAGTGGCACACCTAATTTTTTAGCAATTGTTACTTGAGACGGCGTGAGTCTCACTGTTTTCTGCGACTTAGAATTTACACTTCGCTTTGCTGAAGCTACTGTTTGTGTAGGCTTAGTCGTTACCGTTGATTCAGTATTACCAAATTTATGCGGAAAGTCAAGCTTCATACGTTTATCAATCTCATTATAATACTCATCAGATTGCGCATCAAACCCTTCTTCCTCGGTTAGTTTTTTATGTAAATCAAATGCAGTGTAGGTCATTGCATTATCTGATCCAAACCATGGGTTTTTCTCTGCCCATTCTTCTGCTTTTGGATCAGGTGATGTAGTTTTAGGAGCTATTGCTTGATTTAAAGTTGGAGTCTTAACAGTTTCTTTTGATTCTGTTTCAGCTTTCTTTTTAATATTAGCAACTCTTGCTTCTTCTACACCTAATCTTGCAATCATCTTTTGTGCTTCAACTTCTGCACCTATATCTCCAGCTTCTCTTGCCCTTGATAAAGCAGCTTGTGCAGCTTGAAGTCCAGATACTACTCTGCCTTCCATTGCAGTTACATAGTTAGGTTCTATAGTTTTTAATCTAGACTGCAAACTTTCTTGTTCAGCTTTTACTTTTTGAGCCCACTCTACAGCAGCTTCTTTTTGACGTTCTGCTTCACGCCATTTTTTAGTTAGCTTTGCAATTCTTTTTTGCACTCCATCACTATAATCTTCTAATTCTTTTTTCTTATCTTCTGTTTCTTCTTTAACTTCTGTTTCTTTTGTTTCTTCTTTAACTTCTATTTCTTGTTTCGGTTCTGTTTCTTCAACTTTTATCGTTTCCTTTGGTTCTTCTTTTTTTGTTTCTTCTTCAAGATTGACCTCAACTTCCGGTCCGGAAGTATCTATATCAACCATGGGTTCATTTTTCTTTTCTTCTTCTGGCATAGTTTACTCCTTCTATGTTTTAATATTGATGAAATATATCTTCAGGGTTTTCGATGGTTG